TATCAAACAAGAGGATTTGAATCTTCATTGTATGATAGAGAAAATATTACAAGTATTTATAAAAATAGATTTGAAGTATTAGAATATTGGGGTATTATAGATAGAGAAACTGCAGATGAATGTGGTTTAGTATATGAATCAACTGGAGATAATATTTCAGTTAATGTTTGGATATGTGGTAATAAAGTTTTAAGAATGGTAGAAAATCCATTTACTCCAACAAGAATACCATATTTAGTTTGTCCTTATGAATTAAATCCATATCAATTTTTTGGAATAGGTATTCCTGAAAATATGGAAGATTCACAACAAGTTATGAATGGTCATGCAAGAATGGCTATTGATAACTTAGCACTTGCAGGTAATCTAGTATTTGATGTAGATGAAACTATGTTAGTTCCAGGTCAAGATATGAAAGTATTTCCTGGTAAAATATTTAGAAGACAAAGTGGGCAAACAGGACAAGCAGTACATGGAGTAAAATTTCCTAATACTGCATATGAAAATTTACAAATGTTTGACAAGTTTAGACAACTTGCAGATGAAGCTACAGGTATACCATCATATTCGCATGGTGCAACAGGTGTACAATCTACAACTAGAACTGCATCAGGTATGTCAATGTTGATGGGTGCTGCAGCATTAAGTATTAAAACAGTTATCAAAAATATTGATGACTATTTATTAAAACCTCTAGGACAATCATTATTTTATTGGAACATGCAATTTAATGATAATGCTCCACATATACAAGGTGATCTTGAGATTAAAGCACAAGGCACTTCTTCTTTAATGCAAAAAGAAGTAAGATCTCAAAGACTAATGACATTTATGCAAACTGCATCTAATCCTGCACTTGCACCATTTGTTAGATGGCATACATGTTTAACTGAAATAGCCAAGTCTTTAGATATTGATCCAGATCAATTAATTAATGATCCAGAAAAAGCTGCGATCTATGCACAAATAATGGGGATGGTAAATGGAAATCAAAACAATACAACCGCTGCTGGAGGACAAGGTGAAATGGGACAGACTGGTCCTATACCTACAGGAGCTTCGCCAACAGATCCAACAGGAGCTGGAGGTGGCAACATCGGAACAGGCGATATACCGATGCCAGGGGAAGCTGGCTTTAGTGCGGCAAATACTCAACCTAGAAGAGGCGAACAAACGTAATAAATTAAATAATGGCTAAAGTAGATATATCACGAGTAGGAGCAGGAACAATTGAATTAGTAAGAGATGCAACAACAGGTGCATACTCTTTAAAAAATGTAGGATTTGAAACTATAGATAAACTAAGTGTTCCTGATATAAAAACTACTGCTACTACAACTAAAACAACTACTGATCCAAAAACAGCTACTGATATAACAGGTCAAGGTATAGGAACACAAACTCAAATGGCATTTAAAATGCCTGGAGGTGATGGTGATAAAGCACCAGATACAACTGGAAGTATGCTACAACAAGCTGAAAAAACTAGTAAGATGTTATCTGATACTTTTGATTCTCCAGGAATGAGATTAAGAGATAAAGCAAAAGTTCCTTCACCATTAGATATTAAAGATCCATCAGAAAGATTAACAGCACAAGAGGCTGCACCACAAGAAGATATTGGAACAGGTGTAACTGATTTTACAAATTATCAAGATGCAATTTTAAGAGGTCAAACTGGTGCTACATTTGAAAGACAGAAAAAATTTGGAGATGATTTATTTTCACCAGGTCCTGCTTTTGAAGATAGAGGCACACAATTTAGTAGACCAAGAGAAGGGACAATTGATCAAGCATCAAAAGATCGTGTTGCATCAGATACACAAACACAAACTAGATCAGACTTACCATCTCCACAACAAAGATCTTTAGGTATTACAACAGTTAAACCTGATGTTGCCTTAGATCCATCTAGATTTACAGGAACAACTGCAGGAACTTTATCTGATCCAGCTGAAAAAGAAGATGTTATGCCTGAAGTAAAACCATCAGCTTTAGAAACAGTTGGCTCTTCAATACAAACAGCACTAAAAGGTATTAAAACTCCAGGAATGATGTTAGTACAAACAATAGCAGGAGAAGAAACATCAGTTAATAAACATGATAAAAAATATTTTACAGATAGAGGTGATGGTAGAATTGGTGGCAATCCAGCAACAGATTTATATGCAGGAATGAATAGAGTATCAAGATTTGGTAATCTAGAACAAGCTGGTAAAAATAGAATAAATAATTTACAAACAAGTATTAATAATTTAGATAAAACTTTTTCTAGATTAAAAAGAACTGATCGTGCAGCATTTGATGCAAAAAAAGAAAGGATGCAAAATAAACTTGATAAATTTAAAAGTCAAGATAAAGCATATTCAGCATCTTTAGATAAAAAAGTAACTACAAAAAGAGAAGCTGCTAGAATGAAACAACCAGGTGCAGGTGGAGATAAAAGTGGTAGAAGTGGAAGATCTAAAATAGTTTGTACTATGATGAATGAGTCATACGGTTTTGGATCATTTAGAAATAAAATATGGTTGAGACATTCTAAAAATTTAGCACCAGAATATCAAATAGGATATCATAGAATATTTTTACCATTAGTTAAAAAAGCAAAAACAAATAAAGTTCTTAAAAAAATATTAGAACATATTGCAATACATAGAACAATAGATATTAGACAAGAAGAAAGAAATAAAACACATTTATTAGGTAGAGTATATAGAACAATATTAGAACCAATATGTTATTGGGTAGGTAAAATATAATGGCTATTAAAGATATGAAAGGAACTGTAACTACTACTGGAATAATGAATAGACGTCCTGAACCATTAAAAGTTGCAGATATGTCTAAAATGAAAATGCCAACTAATAGAAATGTAAATACACCTAAAGAACCACCACAAGAAATTAAACAACAACCAAAACAAATTGAAGAACCTAATTTACTTAGTAAAATAGAAAATTTAACAGATCAAGATAAAGCTGTATTAGGAACAGTTTTATCTCCATCTGTTAGTAAAGTCTTGAGTAAAATTGCTCCAGACATTCAACCTCTTTTAAATCAATTTACAAAAGAGGAAGAAAATGTAGTGCTTCCAGTTTCTATAGTAAAAAATTTTGCTAGTAGAAAATATGGAGGAACAGAGCAAGAGTCAATACAAAGTTTTGTATCTGACTTAGCAGGACAGCAGATGGAACAAGAAACAACTGTGCCACCTGATACACAAATAGCAGAAACACCTGAATCTGGAATGGAAGATACTTTTAATGAAGTTGATTCTGGAATGGATGAAAGTGAATCAATGCTATCATAGTATCAGCCCACATTATGGAATAGAGCTACCCTTACCCATAAGGCACTCAACCAATAGGTAAAAATAATGGAAGAAGAAAAAAATGTTTCTGAAGAAACAAAAGTTAATATACGAGAAGCAAATCCTTATAGTAAAAATCGTGAAGAAGACGATGCAGAAACAGAGGCTTTTGCAAGAGGTGAATTAGCTAAGTTTCAAAGGGAACAAAAAGAAAAGGAAGCAGAAGCAGCAACCGAACAGAAGGACACCGATGCATCTGAAGAGACTGCAGACAATACAGATAAAAAGGCTACTCCTATCGCTGAACGCCCTGCAAAAGCTGAAGATCGTGTTTTTAAAAAACGTTATGACGATTTGAAAAGACACTATGATTCTACAATTAATAAACACAAGGAAGAACTTCAATCTTTGCGTACACAATTAGAATCAAACGCTACACAATTTGTGCCACCTAAATCAAAAGAAGAGTTAGAGGCATGGAGAAAAGAGTACCCTGATGTTTATGATATGGTTGAAACCATAGCAATAAATAAAGCAACTACTCAAACTGCAGATCTTGAAAATAAATATAAAGATTTAAAACTCCAACAAGAACAAATTGCAAAAGAAAAAGCCGAAGTAGAACTTTTAAAACTTCATCCCGATTTTAGTGATATTCGTTCAAAAGATGATTTTCACGAATGGGCTGAACAACAAGATCCTACTATTCAAGGTTGGTTGTATGAAAATACATCTAACGCTAAGTTAGCTGCTAGAGCTATTGATCTATATAAAATGGATCGAGGTGTAAGCAAACTAACTAAGAAAGAAGAAAAGGATGTTAAAAAAGAAGCTGCTAAAGCAATTTCTAAGACTAAAAAAGCTACTGATTCTGATATACCAAAGAAAAAAATTTGGACAACAAGTGAGATTGGTAAATTAAAAGCTCATGAGTTTGACAAATTAGAAAAGGAGATTGACCTTGCTCGTTTAGAAGGTAGGATTGAACAACGTTAACAATCTAACTAAACAATAACAAGGAGAAGCAATATGGCTTTTACTAACGCTTCGGGGTATCAAAACCTTGCACAAGGTAATTTTACTCCACAAATCTTTAGTCAGAAAGTTCAAAAGTTCTTCAGAAGAGCATCAGTGGTAGAAGATATTACTAATACTGATTATGCTGGAGAAATTGAAAACTTTGGTGACACAGTAAAGATTATCAAAGAGCCAACAATCACAGTTAAAGATTATGCTAGAGGTCAAACAGTTGATACGCAAGTATTAGCAGATGACCAAATAACTATGACTGTCGATCAAGGTTCATACTTTGCTTTTAAAGTTGATGATATTGAAGAAAGACAATCTCATGTAAACTTTGAAGCTCTTGCAACCTCTTCAGGTGCATATTCATTAAAAAAAGCATACGACTATAACGTATTGAAGTTTATCTATGATAACGCTTCAACAAGTGCTGCTGCTACAGGAACTGATGGTTCACCAATTGATGGTGACGCAGCTGTAGATACTTTGGCAAACGTTATATCATCAGCAAAAAGAGTGCTTGATAAAAATGACGTACCAGAAGACAACAGATGGTTAGTTGCACCACCTGAATTTTTTGAGCAATTAAGAAAAGCAGGTGCTAAACTTTCTGACCAATCAGTAATGGCTGATGGCGGTGCATCACAAATCAGAAATGGTAAAGTCACAGACAGACCATTATTTGGTTTTAACATGTACTCAACAAATGCTATTGCAGTGTCTAGTGGATCTGCAGCATCTCATACTTTTGGTTCTTCAGGATCAAATGAGTTTGCATTTTTATATGGACATATGTCAGGAGTTGCGACTGTAAATCATATCGCAAAAACTGAATTAATCAGAGACCCTGATTCATTCGCAGACGTAGTCAGAGGCTTACATGTCTATGGAAGAAAAATCCTAAGAGACGAAGCAGTAAGATCTGGCGTAATCACAATAGGGTAATAATTAGGAGGATAATAGAATAATATGGCTACTTTTGACAAAACAGGAAAAGGTGGTACTACTGGGCATCCTGCTAATGGTAGAACACCTTATTTAGTTGAAAATACAGTTGACTTTTCATCTTTTGACCCTGCAGCAAATGATATCGTTCAAATGCTTGATATCCCTGCTGAAAGTATTGTAATGAATGCTGGACTTGAAGTATTAACAGCAAGTCCAAGTAGTGTTACATTAGATATGGGAGATGGAGATACTGTCGACATTTATGTAGATGGTTATGATTCTACATCAACAGGCTATGCAACAATACACTCTGATCTTGCATCAGTGGGTAAAATCTATGCATCAGCTGATACAATTGATATTAAAGTACTAGGAGCACAAGATACATCTTCAAAGGTGAGAGCTTGGGCTGTTGTATGTGATATATCAGGTATTGATGAAACAGACCGTAACTAATAAATAAATAATTTAAGGGGGGTATTATTATCCCCCTTAATAATATTCTGTATAAATAAAAATAAATATGACAATACATAATAAAACAAAAAGTCAAAAAATTATTTATTTAAATAATAATGTAAATACTGAACATAAAATAAATAATTTAAATAATAGAATTAACGATCAAGAACAAAAACTTAATAAAATAATAGAGTTACTACAGAATGGCAACAACTTACCTAACACTGACAAACAGAGTTCTTAGAGAACTTAACGAAACAGAATTAACATCAAGCACATTTGCCTCTAGTAGAGGTGTGCAGACTGCAGTAAAAGATTTTGTAAATAAAGGTATTCATGATATTTATAATGAAACAGGTGAAATACCTTTACTATATGCAAGAACTACACAAGATTTATTTGTTGGTGATAATGAATATGATTTGCCAAATGATTTAAGAAAAGTAGATATGGATTCATTTTCAATGGGTCCAAAAGAATTGATAACTAATGGTGAGTTTGAATCTAATATAAATAGTTGGACTACTGGTGATGGATCACCATCACACACTACAAGTGGTAATGGTAGACTAAATTTAAATGATGCAGCTGCATATCAAGCTATTAGCACTACAGTAAATAAAACTTATAAAATACAAATTAGAGTTTTAAGTCCAAATAGTTCTAGCACTGCATTAATTGTTAGAGTTGGAACATCAGCGGGTGGAACACAAAATTTAAATACAACACAAGCTGTAACTAATTTTAGAGAAGGTGCTATATTACAAACAACTTTTACAGCAACAGCACAAACATCTTTTGTTTATGTAGAAGCACCAAGTGTGCAGTTAGATGTAGATTATGTAAGAGTATCTAGAAATGATATTGCTACTAGAAAATTAGTATATATATCATATGATAATTATTTACAATCATATAAACCAACTGATGATGAAAACAATAAAGGTAATTATTCAGCACCATTAAGAGTATATATATTACCTAACTACACTTCATTTGGAGTTAGTCCAAGACCTAATACAAATGAATTTTCAGTAAGTTATAATTATTATCAAACACATACAGATTTATCTGCACATGGAGACAACATGAGTTTACCTGATAGATTTAGCACATTAATAGTTGATAGAGCAAAATATTATACATATATGTTAAGATCAGATCCACAGCATGCACAGTTAGCAGATAGAGATTTTCAAAGAAAATTAAGATTATTAAAAGTAGACTACGCTACTAAAAATGACTATATGCGTAGTGATTCAATTGCAGAAAGTATTGCTACTAATATAGGAGGTAGAGTAAACTAATGGCTATTAAAAAAGAAGAAGATAAAAAAAAGAATGGTATGAAAATTACTGATAACATGGATGGTGAAAAAAACGCTACAGAAAAATTAAATATGAAAGTAGCTGATGTATCTGATAAAATGACTATACCTCAAATTAACGAATATATTAGAAGATATAAAACTGGAGAAAGCACAACTAAATATTTAGAAAAATTTAAGTTATTAAAACCAGAATTAGACGAATTACAAAAATTAGCAGAAAAGAGAACATAATAAAATGCCAACTACTGACCTTATATCACCTTTTGTAGTGAGTTGTGCAGGTGGATTAACACTAAATAAAGATGTGTTTTCTATGAGACCTGGAGAAGCTCTTATACTACAAAATTTTGAACCTGATATAAAAGGTGGATATAGACGTGTTAGTGGTACTGCCCAATACAATACTACAATTGTACCACAAGGATCTAGTAATAGTAGTTTAACTGTAGATTGCTCTATAATATTTAATGGTCAAATAATTGTTGCTAGAGGTGGAGATATACATAGAGGGACTACATCAGGTAGTTTTACAACTTTAACTACAGGATTAGGGACATCCACTAGAGCATACGATTTTGAAAAATTTAATTTTAATGGAACTGAAAAAATAGTAATTGCTACAGGTCATTCACCTGCACAAATAATTAATTCTAGTTTTGCTGTAGATGTTGTAAATGCAACTGGTGGAGGGACAGCACCTACCAATCCTAAATTTGTAAAAGCATTTCAAAATCATATGTTTTATGCTGGTGCAACTAATCCTGAAGAAGTTATATTTAGTGTACCATTTGCAGAAGATAATTTTACATCAGCTAGTGGTGCAGGATCATTTAGAGTTGACTCTACTGTAGTTGGATTAAAAGTATTTAGGAATGAACTAATTATATTTTGCCAAGATAGAATTTATAAATTAACAGGTACATCATCAAGTAATTTCGCTGTTCAAGAAGTTACTAGAAATATTGGATGTAGAGATGGTGGTAGTATTCAAGAGATTGGTGGTGATGTAATATTTTTAGCACCAGATGGATTAAGAACTATTGCTGGTACAGCTAGAATTGGTGACGTTGAACTTGGATCTATATCTAGACAAATACAAACTAGAATTGATGATATAGGTTTAGATAGAATATCATCTATAGTTATAAGATCAAAATCACAGTATAGATTATTTTATCCAGTGGATGGTAGAGGACAACTATCATCAAAGGGTATTATAGGTGTATTAAAAAATAATCCTAATACAGGATCTATTGGATTTGAATATGCAGATATGGTTGGTATAAAACCAGCTTGCACAGATTCAGATTTTATTAGTGGAACTGAAACACAAGTATTTGGTGGTTATGACGGTTTTATTTATAAAATGGAAACTGGCAATACATTTGCTACAGGTGCAACTACTACAACTATTCAAGCAGTATATAGATCACCTGATATGGTTATGGGAGATCCAGGTATTAGAAAATATATGCAAAGAGTTAATTTAAACTATGAAGGTGAAGGAACAAGTATTGATGCTAATTTAGCTCTTAGATATAACTACGATGATCAAAATAGTCCACAACCAGCTAAGATTGCACTACCAAGTGTAGGTGGTGCTGGACAATACGGAGCTGCTAAATATGGTAGTTCATTATATGATGCATCAGGTGTTCCATTAGTAAGACAATCAGTAGAAGGATCAGGGTTTGCAGTAGCATTACAAATAGATGATCAAAATAGTGCAGACTCATTTTCAGTTAAAGGATTTCAATTAGAATTTACCCCAGGAGGAAGAAGATAATGGCAGGCTATTCAGCACGACAGTCAAGTTATACAACAGGTGATACTATCACTGCTGCTCACAGTAATGATGAGTTTAACCAAGTATTGGCTGCGTTTCACGCAACAACAGGACACTCGCATGATGGTACTGCGGGTGAAGGTGGACCTATTAGTACTCTTAGAGATGCTGATAGTAATAATAAAATATTAGTTGATACAACTAATAATCATTTAGAATTTTATGTAGAAGTATCTTCTGCTGCAGTAGAACAAGTTAAAATACAAGATGGTGCTATTGTACCAGTTACAGATAATGATGTAGACTTAGGAACTTCCTCTCTTGAGTTTAAAGATTTATTTATAGATGGTACAGCTAATATTGATACATTAAATTTAGATGGCACAGATATTACAGCCACAGGTGCTGAAATTAATTTAATAGATGGTGGTGCTACAGTTGGAACAACAGCAGTAGTTGATGGTGATGGTATTATACATAATGATGGTGGCACTATGCGAGTTACAAGTGCTGCTACATTTAAAACATATTTTCAAACTGGTGTTACAGCAGCAGCTATAGCAGCAGATGATATTTCTACAGGTGATGCAGCTATTAGTTTAGAAACTAGTGCAGGTAATATTACAATAGATGCACAGGGTAGTGATACAGATATTATTTTAAAAGGAACTGATGGTGGATCAGATACGACTTTCTTAACTATTGATGGTAGTGAAGCAGGTAAAGCAACATTTAATAGTGATGTAGTTGTTGGTGGAGATCTTACAGTTACTGGTGATGACATTACTATGGGTACTAATACTGCAGGTAATTTATTAATTGCAGATGGTACAAACTTTAATTCAATAGCAGTAGGTTCATTATCAGAAATATCTACAGTAGCTAATGATGATGTATTTCTAGCAGTAGATACTTCAGGTGGTGGTCTTAAAAAAATTGCAAGATCAGCAATTGTATCAGGACTTGCTTCATCAGGTGCAATATCAAATGTTGTAGAGGATAGTACACCACAATTAGGCGGTGATCTTGATATGAATGGTCAAGATATTGTTACTACATCAAATGCAGATTTAGAACTAGCACCAAACGGCACAGGTCATGTAACTGTTAAAGGTAATACAAACTCAGGTGCTATACAATTTAATTGTGAGTCTAACTCTCATGGTCAGATTGTAAAAGCACAACCACACTCAGCGGGTGTAACAAATGAATTACTATTACCTGCTGGATCTAATTCAACTTTAGTATCTTTAGTATCTACAGATACTTTAGAAAATAAAACTTTAACTACACCAGTTATTGCAGAAATAGATTCAGGATCTAGTATTACGTTAGACGCAACTACAGATATAGTTTTAGATGCTGGTGGAGCAGATATTACATTAAAAGATGATGGCACAACTTTTGGTAGTTTAACAAATTCTAGTGGTGAATTAGTAATTAAATCAGGATCAACACCTACTACAGCTATGACATTTAGTGGGGCTAATGTAACTTTTGCAGGAACAGTAACTATTGGATCTGCAGGTATATCAGAGGCAGAACTAGAAATATTAGATGGTGCAACAGTTACAACAGACGAGTTAAATATATTAGATGGTGTAACATCCACAGCTAGTGAATTAAATATAATGGATGGTGATACATCAGCTGTTTCTACAACTTTAGCGGATGCTGACAGATTAGTCACAAATGACGCAGGCACTATGAAACAAGTAGCATTAACAGATGTTAAAACATATTTAACTAGTGCAGGATTTTCAACAGATGATCCAACAGCTTTAGCTATAGCATTAGGATAAAATAAATATTGATTTTTTTAAAAATAACGATATAATATATAAGTAAATAGGAGATAAATAATGGCAAATACTTTTAAAGTAGTAACTTTTGCAGCAGAACCAAATTCAGCTGGAACGCCATATACAGTGTATACAACACCAAGCAGTACAACTACAGTTGTAATTGGTTTAGTGTTAGCTAATATACATTCATCTGCAGTTACTGCAGAGGTAGAATTAGTTAGTGATACATCAGGAGGTGGCAGAGCAGCTACTAACGGAACATCATTTTTAGTTAAAGATGTTAATATTCCTGCAGGTAGTTCACTTGAAATTCTGTCGGGTGGTAAAGTTATACTAGAAACTACAGATGCAATTAGAATAGATTGTTCAGTTGCAGATAAAATTTCAGGAACACTGTCAATAATGGAGATAACGTAATATGCCGTATATTGGTCAAGAACCTAGTGCAAAAGCACTTACAGCATCAGATATAGCTGACGATTTAATTACGTCTGCTAAGTTAAACTATAGTGAAGCTACATTAACAGATCAAGCTACAGTTACTTGGGATGCTTCAACACAAGATGTATGTAAATTAACTTTAGGTGGTAATAGAACATTAGCTGCTCCTACTAATAGTACTACTGGTCAGTTTATATCAATACTTGTGATACAAGATGGAACAGGTTCAAGAACTTTATCATTTAATGCTGTATATGAATTTGCCTCAGATACAGCCCCAACATTAACAACAACAGCTAATCTAGGTGATGTATTTGTATTTAGATATAATGGATCTAAGTGGATTGAAGTTGGTAGAAATCAAGCATTAACATTATCATAGGAGAATTATGCACGCATTAGTAGAATCAGGATCTATCACAAAAATATTTACTAATCCTAAAGGATTTGTATTAAATAATACTCAATATCCTGCTGATATATTTAGTAAATGGACTAAAGCTGAAAAAGAAGCCATAGGTATTTATGAAGTAATTACAGATTCAACAAATAAAAAAGATGAAGAATATTTTGTAAATACAAATGAAGAATATAATTATGCAGATAATCAAGTTACAAGATCATGGGGAACTGCTACACCAAAAAGATTAGAAGATGAAGATGCTGTTGATGAAGATGGTAATAATATTTTAGATGAAGATGGCAATCAAGTAATTAACTATGGTTTAAAAACTATAAAAAAAAGAATTATAAAACAGCAAGCATCAAGTTTATTAGCACCTACTGATTGGTATGTAGTAAAAGCAACAGAAGTTACAGAGTATAATGTTCCTGAAAATATTACAACTTTTAGAGCAGATGTAAGAGCAAAATCAAATGAAATGGAAACTCAAATAGATGCTTGTACTAATATTGATGAACTAAAAACATTGTACGAATATACAAGACAAGAAGATGGGACAATAACAAGACCACTAGCAGAATTTCCAGTATTGGAGAGTTAATGCCAATAAATAGTTTTTTGTATCCAGCTAAAAATGTACCAACAGGTTATGATGTAGATAACTCCTTAAGATTTAATGATGGAAGTTCAGACGATTTAACTAGAACTCCAAGTAGTGCTGGTAATAGAGACAAGTGGACTTGGAGTGGTTGGATTAAAAGATCAACTTTAAGCACGAATCAAAAAATTTTTAGTTGCGGTAATTCAAGTTCAACTTTTATGGCAATTCAATTCAATGCAAATGACACTCTTGGTTTTGGAGACTCTTCAGGTGGCTCTACAGTTTCTAATATATTTACAGATCAAGTGTTCAGGGACCCCAGCTCTTGGTATCACATCGTTGCACATTATGATAGTGGAAATTCTACATCTACTGATAGACTAAGATTATATGTAAATGGTTCAAGAGTTACTGATTTAAACAATACGACTTTTCCATCACAAAATACAGATGGATTAGTTAATAGCACAACTGTTCATAACATTGGTCAAAGAGGAGATGATAATCATTATTTTGATGGTTATATGGCAGAAGTATGTTTTATAGATGGTTCTAATTTAGATCCAGATCAATTTGGAGAGTTTGATTCTGACAGTCCACAAATTTGGAAGCCAAAAAGTGTATCAGGCTTAACATTTGGTACAAATGGTTTTTACTTAGAATTTAAACAATCGGGTACAAGCCAAAATAGTAGTGGTTTAGGTGCTGACACATCAGGTAATGATCATCACTTTGCAGTTGCTAATTTAACAAGTGTAGATCAATCTACTGATACATGCACTAATAATTTTGCTACATTTAATTCATTATCAAAAAATGATAATGGCACGGTTACATTTTCAGAGGGTAATTTACAAACAGCACATTCAGGTTCAGATAGTAGGTTTAATAGTTACTCAACAATAGGTGTATCAAGTGGAAAATGGTATGCTGAAGTTAAATATGAAGCAAAGTCAAGCAATTCGCAAAATGATTTAATTGTTGGTGTTGCTTATGATGTAGAAGATTTAAATAGACAAGGTTCAGGTATTGGCGGTTCTTCAGGTTCTTTTTCTTATGTTGGAGATAATGGAACTAAATTACATGATGGTTCAGAATCAAGTTATGGCTCAACTTTTACCACTGGAGATATTATAGGAATATTTTTAGATTTAGATAATCATAAATTATATTTTTCAAAAAATGGTTCTGTTGTTGCAAGTGGAGATCCTACATCAGGATCATCAGGTACAAATGCGGCTTTTTCTTTAGATACAGGTGAAACTTATTTTATTTGTGCTGGTCATGGAACATCGACATCAAGAGAAACTACTTACTCAATGAATTTTGGTAGTCCCATTGGTAGTATTTCATCAGGTAATCAAGATCCTAATGGCTATGGTAATTTTGAATACTCACCACAAGGATACTATGCACTTAACTCAAAAAACCTATCGGAGTTTGGATAATGGCTTACACAACAGTTGATAATCCTGAATTGTACTTTCAAACAAAGTTATATACAGGTAATGGTAGTGCACAATCTTTTACTTTAGATGGATCTGAAGATATGCAACCTGATTGGGTATGGATCAAACCAAGAAGTTTTGATGATAATCACATTCTTGTAGATTCAGTAAGAGGCACAAATAAAATTTTAAGATCAAATTTAGTAAATGCCGAAAGCACACTTACAACTATGCTTACTTCTTTTGATTCAGATGGTTTTACTACAGGAGGTAATGATAATGTTACTAGAAATTCAGAAACTTTTGTAGCATGGAATTGGAAAGCAAGTGGTTCTACATCATCAGATTCTAATGGTTCTATAACATCAACTATATCTGCAAACACTACTGCTGGATTTAGTATTGTGACTTATACAGGAACAGGGTCAAATGCTACAGTAGGTCATGGTTTAGGTGCTGTGCCTCAAATGATTATTGTGAAAAATAGAGATGGTGGTACTGATAATTGGGCTGTATATCACGAAGAATTAGGAAAAGCTAAATGGTTAAAATTAAATACAACTGATGCGTCTGCAACAGATACAGTAATGTGGAATGATACTACACCAACTTCTAGTGTATTTAGTGTTGGAACATATACTAATTCTAACGGTAATACTAATGGTATGTTAGCTTACTGTTTTGCAAATGTAAAAGGCTACTCAAAATTTGGAAAGTACATAGGAAATGGAAATGCTGATGGCACATTTGTTTATACAGGATTTCGTCCAGCTTGGATTATGATAAAAAAATCAAGTGGTACAGAAAATTGGTCTATGTATGATGCAAAAAGAAATACAAATGGAGACTCAGATACTTTACCATTAAACGCTGATAATAATTCTAATGAAAATGGTAATACAGGAAAAAATATGGATATACTTTCTAATGGTGTAAAAATGAAAACTTCAAATGGTGAATTAAATGGATCAGGAGATACATACATCTATATGGCTTTCGCAGAATCACCCTTCGTAAATTCTAATGGTGTACCCAATAATGCAAGATAAAATTAATTAAGGAGAATAAATGCCCTATATAGGAAAACAACCAACAGTCGGAAACTTTCAAGTTTGTGATGCTATATCCGTAGTAAATGGACAAGCAGCATATACTATGCAAGTAGGTTCTGCAAATGTAACACCTGAAAGTGCTAATCATATGCTAGTTAGTTTAAATGGTGTAGTACAAAAACCAGGTAGTTCTTTTACTATCTCAGGTTCAACAATCACTTTTGCTAGTAACTTAGCAACAGGTGATGTTATTGATTTTATAATATTATTAGGTGATGTATTAAATATAGGCACACCTTCAGATGATACTGTAGCTACTGCAAGTATACAAGCCAATGCAGTTACAGCAGCAAAATTAAATAATGATGTTATTTCAGGTTTAACAGCCCTTGGTGCTGAACCAGCAGATACTGATGAATTTTTAATATCAGATGCAGGTACAATTAAAAGACTTGATTATAGTTATATTAAAGGTGGTGGTAAAGTTTTACAAGTTGTTGGTGCAACCTCAACTAATGAAACAACTACTACATCAACATCATACCAAGCAGTTACTGATGGAGTAAGTATTACACCTTCAGCAACAAGTAGTAAAGTTTTATTATTTGCAAATTTTGAAACAAGTGGAACAGACTCAGCAATTAGAGTTGCAACATCATTTTTTAGAGACAGCACTGAAGTAACTGGAGGTTCTCGTTTAGCTCAAAGAACTGCCGCTGGTAACACTACATCAGCTGCTACACCTGATCAAATGTCAATGGTATTTTTAGATTCACCAAGCACTACATCACAAGTAACATACAAAATAGCTTTTAAAAGACAAGATAACCAATCAGGAACTGTAAAAATAAATGATGATCAAAAAACATTAGTTTATGTAGCAATGGAGATAGGAGCATAATGATAATTAATAAAACAATAGCAGCAATATTAAAAATTAATCCTGACGCAGATGTAACTGTAACAAATGAAGATATAGATAGCATCCAATGGAATAATGGTACAACACCTATAGCTAAAGCTGAAATAGAAGAAAAATTAATTGAAGTAGAAGAAGAATTTAATAATCAACATCAGAAAGTAATAGATGATAGAGCATCAGCAAAAAATAAATTAAAAAATTTAGGTTTATCTGATGATGAAATAAAAGCATTAATGGGAGTATAGTATGTCAATAGTTAAACCAAACAATAACACATTATCAGCAATAACATCTTTACCATCAGGAGTAGGTGGTAAAGTTTTACAAGTTATACATGGAACAGATGAAACATCTAGAGAAACAACATCTACAAGTTACGCATCATTAACATTAAATGCGTCTATAACTCCATCAGCAACATCTAGTAAAGTTTTAATATTAGTTTCTTTAGCAGTTAGTTCAGCTTTTGATGAAAAATATGGTTATTTTACTTTATTTAGAGATTCATCAGATGTAGGAAATTCTGATGGATCAGGATTCTTTTATACTTTTGATAGTGATGGTAGTGGAGATGTTTATATGGCTGGAAGTATTACACATTTAGATTCCCCATCAACAACCTCTGAAACAACATACACATTGTATGGAAAAGCTACATCTGGTGGTAAAGCAAGAATTAATACAAATGGTGGTAGATCAACTATAACCTTAATAGAAATAGGAGCATAATTTATGGCAAAAGTTTTAGATGCAATACTAAAAATAAATCCTAATGCAGAAGTAACTGTTAATGGTAATGATGTTGATAATATTATTTGGCATAATGGTACAGAAGTTATTTCTAAATCTGATATACAGGCTAAACAAACAGAACTTCAAACTGAATATAATAATAATAAATATCAAAGAGATAGAGCAGCAGAATATCCATCTATTGTAGATCAATTAGACGATATATATCATAATGGTATAGATGGTTGGAAGACTACTATTAAAGCAATAAAAGATAAATATCCAAAATAATATTAAATGGCTCGTGTTAATTTTAAAAATTTTACACCACGACCAAAACCTAAAAAAAGACCAAGAAGACATAAAAAAAATTTAAATAAAGCAGAAAAAAGAATGACAAAAAAATATAGAAGACAGGGGAGATAATGGCAAAAACAGAAGATACAGTAGCATTACAGAAAGGTGCAATAGCACCTGCACAACAAGAACAAACTGGTAGCCAAAAAGCTGTTTCATTAATTGATAGTTTAATTACAAAACCTAGTTTACCAACAGGTACAACTATATCACCACAGCTACAGCAAGTTGCTACAACCGAACTTATGGCAACTCCAGGTGTTACTGGAACTTTAGCTGCAGCTACGCCAACAACAGCTGCTGCTCCTACTATAGCCGCACCTACTGCAGGTTTAACAGGTACACAAATAACAGCTCCAACAGCTGCTACAGCTGGTCAAATAACAGCTGCACAAGTTGCAGGTCAAACACCTACAATGACAGCTGCACAAGGTCAGCTTTCTACTGGTGCAATAGCACAGGCTGCACAAGGAACTATTACATCTGATGCTACAGTAAAAGGTCAATTAGCAGGATTACAACAAGAAGTAGAAACTGCATTAGCATCTGGTAATCCTTTACCAGTATGGGCTAGAGGTGCTGCAAAAGCAACTGAAGCTGCATTAGCTAATAGAGGTTTAAGTGCAAGTTCAATGGCTGCAGAAGCATTAGCTGAAGGTATAATGAACTCAGCTGTGCCTATAGCTGCACAAGATGCTGCTACTTATAAACAGATGATATTTCAAAATCTGTCTAACAATCAACAAGCAGTTATTACTAATGCACAATCATATCTTAAAATGGATCTGTCTAATCTATCTAATAGACAGCAAACAAATTTACAAAACATAAACGCAAGACAAAATTTTTTATTATCAGATCAAGCAGCTGCAAATGCTGCATTTCAATTTAATGCAACAAGTCAAAATCAAGTAAATCAATTTTATAGTAAGTTATCAACAACAGTTGCAGATCAAAATGCTGCTAGAATAGATGCAATGAGAAAATTTGCAGAAGCAGAAAAAAGTAAAATTAATGCATTAAATGCACAAAATACAATTGCAGTTAATGAAGCTAATGCAAAAAGGGAAGAAACTGTAAATAGATTTAATGCAACATTAGCAAATCAAAGACAACAATTTAATGTACAAAATCAAAGAGAAATAGATCAATCAAATGTTGTATGGAGAAGAGCAGTTAACACAGCTAACACAGCTGCAGTAAATGCATCTAACCAAACAAATGCACAAAATTTATTAAATCTTTCTAACTGGGGTTTATCATCAGCATGGCAACAATGGAGAGATGAGGCATCATGGGTTAATACATCTTCAGAAAATGAAGCTAATAGAAATCATAACTTAGCTATAGCAGCATTAGAACGATCAACAGCAGTAGACTTACAAAATAAAGCATCTAAAGATGCAATGTATCAAATGATTGGTAAGTTTGGTTTTGATTTATTATCAGGTAAATAGGAGAATAGATGTTAAAAGATATATTTAAGGGAGCAGTTAAATCAGCAGCTACATGGGCAGGATCAACTATAGGTAGTGTATTTGGACCAGTTGGAGCAGCTAAAGGTGCTGAGATAGGTGGTGGTTTAGCAGATAGCTTAATGAGTAAAAAAGTTGGTGGTGGTGAGTTTGAATTAGTAGATACTAGAGTTACACCTCCTAGTTCAGGAGGCATGATGGGTTTTAGTTCACCAGGTATGGCAAGAAGAGGTAGTGCTAGAGGTATGTCTAGCCCTGTTAAAACAGTAGATGCAGATACTATAAATGCAGAATGGAATTATAGATTAAAAAGATATCTAGTTGATATGAGATATTTTAATAGAAAATCATAGGAGAAAGTATGGATCAATTTAAAGAAGGTGAAGACAATCCGTTTGATGCTCCAATACCTGGTCAAGGTTTAACAGATACACCAGGTAATTATCCTTGGGAACATCCACCACAATTTACTGACACATCTGAAGCTGCAGATTATGTATGGGAAAGAATGCATAGACCTGAGTTTGCACAGAGAATTTTAGCTATGCTAGATGCAGGTATACCTGTAGAGGCAATAGGAAGAATAATAGTATTCAATGGTTTTATGGAAGGTAAGTGGACACCTGATGTAGCTTTTATAATTACAGAACCTATAATGAAAATGATTGTAGCTATGGGTATGAAAGGTGGTGTAGAAAATTTTAGAATGTCTATGGAAGACATTACTAATAATAAAGATATGCAAGCTATTACTAAAATTAAATTAGATAATCAAGAAGCTAAAACAGCTGCTAAAGCTGCAACAAGTGTTAAAAAAGATATTAAAAAAATAGAAAATGAAGGTTTAATGTCTAAACCTAAAAAAGAGGAGACAGAATAATGAGTGCATTTAGAGGAATACTTACAGGATATCTTGGTGCAAAGATAGCAGATACAGAGGCTGCAGATAGATTAAAAGGTGAAGTATTAGTATCAGCTGGTAAAGATCTTCTTACAAATATTTTACCTGAACAAAGAGCAGCAGAAGAATTAAGAAGAACTAATTATAATGATTTAAAATCTAGATACAACCCTAACATAGCAGAGTTAGGTGATATAAATAACTTTACCAGAGATGAAGCTAGTATGGAAAAATATGAAAACTTTTTAGAAGAAAATAAATTAAAAGATCCAGAGGCATTTAAAAATCTTCAGTTTGAAACAGATTATAATACTAGATATGATCAAAGAGGAAAAAATTTTAATGAAAAATATGATCCTATTTTAAAACAATTAGGTATAGATGAAATAGGTGGTATGGGGTATAATACAGTAGAAAGTTTAGTTGGTGGTAAAGAACCAGGTCCAATGAAATCTGAAGATATGACACAAACACCAGAGGCTCCTCAAGAGTTTGCTAGTACTCAGTTGTCTGATTATTTTACACCTACAGGAACTGTTACTTTAGTGCCTGAAAATGAATTTGCAAAAGTAGCATCTACTATGAGAGGTTTTCAAAATGCAATTACTTTTGATAATCAGGGTAATGCTAAATTTAATTTCAAAGGAACTAAAGACACAGAGTATAATGCTTTAAGAGCTGTTACAAATGATGTAGCATTAACTGGCAAATATACAACAGACGATAATAAAACTAATGTTGGTAGAGCAGTTGAAGAAGCAACTTTTGTATTAAAAAATCAAACTCAAGATTATATTAGTAATAATATTGTTAATAAATATAGTTTACTACCTCAAGAAAAAACAAAACCAGGTGGTGCTCAATATACATCTCAAGGTTTCTCTCAAGATTTTCAACAATCATTTCCATCGGATAGTGATAAACTTACTGCTTTAGAAAATTATATGGCTAAATTAGGTAGTTTTAATGAGCAAAAATATTTTGCAGAAAGTTTTCCATTACAAACAACAGTGACTATAAAAGGGAAAACAGTAGAAGTACGAGATTATTTATTATCATATTTTGAATAACATGGAAAAATTTTCTCTAGGAGATTTTGCTATAAATAGATCTGCATCTGAAAATAAATTTGCAGGTTTATCTGAAAGTGATTTAAGAAAAAATAGGAATAAATTTTTTTCTACAAATGAAGATATAAGTATTACACCAGATATAAAAAATGTAATACCAATACAATATAATACAGATGGATCTTTAAAATATACATTTGATAATATTTATAAAAATAAACAATTAGCATCTGTTGCAAAAGATTACTATTCTAAAAAAGATAATGAAGTTTACAGTGATAAGCAAGCTGTAGATAAATTTATATCTGATAGAACTTGGAATCAAGCTAATACGTTTGCAATGGGTAAAGAATTTTTATATGTAACTGGGGATAATGTTACACAAGATCAAAAAGCTAGACTATCATATTTAACTAGATATTGGGATGAATTACCAAATTTTTATGAAGAAGGTGGTAGAGGTGCATCAGGATTTTTTGCTAACTTAGGTGTTGGTTTATTAGACCCTTTAAATATTGTAGGTGTAGGTATTGGTGGTATTGTAAGTAAAGGTGTTCTTAAAAAGGCAGGACAAGAAGTAATTAAATCACAAATTAAAAAAGGTGCAAAGAAAAAAACAATTGCAAAAGAAGTTTTAAATAGTCCAGAGCAATTAGCAGAATTATCTAAAAAAGCAAATAGAAGTGCTTTATTAAAAGGGTCTGGATCTATGGCTGCCGTAGAAGGTGCAGGTTTTGGTACAATAGATATAGCTAATCAATTAGTAGAAAAAGAAATAGATTTAAGACAAAGATTAGATCCTGTACGAACTGGAACTATAGCTGTAAGTGCAACTGGATTAGGATTTTTTGTAGGTGCTGGTGGTGGATATATAGGAAATAAAATAGCTAATTTAAAATTAGCAAAAAATAATAATTTACCAACTGAAAATTTAAAAAAACATTCTAAAAAACAGCCAGATAATACAAATAAATCTGAAGGTAAAAATTCTGAAATAGGTAGTTGGACTAGAACTGGAAGCACTGTAAGATCAAATTTAGCAGATCAATGGGATTTTATAAAAGTTTTACAAGAAGAAATGACTGGTGTAAAAGGTGATGTAACTCAACTTCGTAAATTATATAAATCAAAAGATTTTAAAGTTGATCCTATATTACAACCGTATTTTCAATTAAGAATGTTAGCTTCCTCTGGTACTCGAGCACACAATTTTATAATGGATGGTGTGTATTTACCACCATCAGATTTTGCAAAATCTGCTAGTTTTAAAAAAGGTAAAAGTTTAGGATTGCATAAATTATTAGAACCATTAGATAAAAATAATGAAGTTAATGAATTTTTAAATTATGTTGCTGCCAAGCGTATGAAAAATATTGCAAGAAGAAGACCTAAATTAGATAAAACATTACCTATGGATAAAGCAACTAGGCAAGAGTATATTGATTTTGCTGAGATGGATGCTGTATCATATAAAAAAAAATATGGAAAAACATTAACTAGAAAAAATAATTTTATAAAATCTCTTGAACGATATAAAGTATTTACCGATGAACTATTAGAATATCAAATACAATCAGGATTATTATCTAGGAAAGATGCTAGAAAAATATTAAAAGAAAATCCATTTTTTATACCATTAACTAGAGAAACAGAAAAAGTTGGTATGATAACAGCTTTAGGTCAACAAACTAGAAAATTATTAGGTATTGCTAGACCAGGTGCTGTTAAATTAGCTAAACAAAAACAAGAAGGTGATATAAATTTATATAAAAATTTATTAACTTATACTTATCAAACTGTATTGGCTGGTGATAGAAATAGAGCTAAATTATCATTTTATAATATGGTTAATAAAAGTGCAAAATTAAATCCTGAAAAATATGGTAATATAGTTGAATTAGTAACAGCTAACAGGCGTGTTAGAATAGAAAATATAGCAGTAGAAAAAGTTATTGCTGCATATAAAAAGTCAGGTGCTAAATTTGATCCTGAAAAAGATATTATAACTAAAGTTGGTGCTAAAAGAAAAGATCAATTAAGTAATTTAGATAGTTTAGATGTTGTAACATTTTCAAATACATTTAAAGCTAGTGATGATGCAACATCAGATTTTGCTGATATAGTTTATAGAAATGGGAAAGCAGAAATATATGAAGTTAAAGATCCTAATTTAGGAGAAGTATTTACAGCTTTAGGTGATAAAGGTGCAGATAGAATATCATTTGGGTTTGGACCTAGAGGATATTTTTCTAGATATGCAAGATTTGCATCTAGAGCAATAACATATTCACCACCTTTTGTAGCATTTAACGTTTTAAGAGATACACTAGCAGGTTCTGTAAATTCTGCTTTTGGTATAAGTCCATCTGGTTTTAAACCAGTTTATTCTACGGGCAAAGGATTTATTGATGCAATAAGACAAACACAAAATTATAAAGAAGCATTAATAAATGGTATGGGATATTCTTCTAGATCAGAAACTGAAGCATTTACACCAAAAAATTTAAAAGACTTAGTATCAAAAGGAACTGTAACTACATCTAAAGTTTTAGGAGATGCAAATAATTATTATAGTAATGTTATAAAAAAAGTTTTGACTAAAGCTGGTGGAGGATGGAGAGGCTATAAAAAAATAGTAGAATCTGCAGAATACGGAACTCGTATGGGTGAATATCAATTAGCTAAAGCTGCAGGATTCAGCGATATGGGTGCTTCTTTTTTAGGTAGAGAAGTTGCAACTGATTTTGGAATGAGAGGTTCTAGTGCTACATTAAACATGTTAAGTAGAAATACCATGTTTTTAAATGCTAGTATACAAGGTTTATATAGGACTGGAAGATTATTTTCAGAAAATCCTAAAAAAGCAGCTGCATTAATAACTGCCTCTGTCATAGCACCCGAAATAGCATTGTATCATTTTAATTCTCAATTTAAAGAATATCAAACTGTAAATGAACAAATTAGACAATTAAATTTTTTGTTACCAAATATAGATCATGGTGAATCCATAAAACAAGGTAAACCTGTATTAGATAAAGAAGTGCCCTTTATACCAATGCCAAAACCTTACGATTTAGGTGTGTTTGCAAATATAGCAACAGGTATGGTTGATGGAATGTATAAACGTAGTGATGGAGTTACTAAAAAATATGTTGCTGAATCTATAAGTCAAATAGTTCCTGGCATGCCTATACCTGCTGCCTTTCGACCATTTATAGAAATGATGGCAAATAAAAATCTATATTCTGGTGCACCCATATTAGGCAGATATGAAATGCAAAGATTAGATGAATTAAAATCAAGAGAAAGTACAAGGGAAATAGCTAAAAAATTATCTATGATAGCAACAAATATGTCCTCTTTTATAGGCGGTCAAAGAGAGGGGGCAGTTAAAGAAACAGTTATAAATCCTATAACTGTAGATTATATGTTAGGTGCATACCTTACTGGTATACTACAATATCCAGTTGATATTATTGAAGGGTTTATACCTAGAGATAAGTTAAAAGGTGAAAGAGTGCAGAAAAGAGAAGATGAATCTGATTTATCAAGTTTTAAAAATGCTGCTAGTATTGTTACTAGAAGATTTAAAGTTGCTAATCCTATAAAAAATTCTTCTTACCATAAACAGTGGCAAAAAATTATAAATAGAGCAAAAAAATTAAAACAAATAGATGTAACTCAAATGGATTTAGATAAAAGAAATGAAACTTTTTTAATAGGTTTATATGGAAGAACTATGGATAAATTAGCTGAAGGATACGAGGCTGGTATTGAACCTGAAGTTTTAGTTTTTTCAGGACTATCAGACATATTAAAAGAAGGTGAGCAATACTTAATTGAATCTAGACAGCAGCGAAATGTTATAATGGCATCTGATTTTGATGGAGAAACAAAAAGAAAACAGATAGATGAATTAATAAAACTAGAAAATTATTATTTAAAATCTGTAATTGATAATTTAGCCTCCATGCCTAATATAGATTTTATATTTGATGAAACTTACAAAGATAGATTTAAAGAATATGGTGTATTAACAGGGCTTTTAACTTTACCATTTCGCACAGCTAAAGATGCTTTTAAACCAAACCCTCGAGAGCAATAATGGCTAAACAACCAAAAACAACTAGCGAACACCTTATATCCTTATATGGGTATATAACAGGATTAAAAAGAGAAGTATCTCAAATAAAAAATAATCATCTTAAACACTTACATGATGATGTGGATAAGTTGCATGGAAAAGTAGACACCCTACTTTATGCAATATTGGGAGGGCTAGGGGCAACAATACTAACACTAATAGGACTATTTGGCTAATGGACAAAAGAGAAAAAACGGATATAATAGTAATACATTGTACACAAACACCTCCAAATATGGATGTAGATGTAGACAAGGTTACAGAATGGCATAAAGATAGAGGTTTTGATACAATCGGATACCACTATTTAATTAAACGAGATGGCACACTACAAGTAGGTAGAGATGAAGATGCTGTAGGTGCACATGCTGTCGCAGTTAATGGTACATCAATAGGTGTAGCATTAGCAGGTGGTGGCACTGCAAGTATGGGTTGGGAAAATAATTTTACACCTGTGCAATTTGAAACACTAAAAAGTATTATATTAAAATTAAAAGATAAATATAATATAGAAAAAATTATAGGTCACTATCAAGTTGATGATGGTAAAGAATGCCCATCATTTGATGTACCAGGATGGTTAGAAAAAAATGGCTTGGTTTAGTTTAGCTAAGATTGCGATCAATGCTGGAACGCACATCTATAAAAAACGTAAAGAAACACAAATGCTAATGGCAGACGCACAAAATATGCATGCTGCTAAGATGGCTCGTGGAGAGAGTGAGTATCAGGGTAAACTTTTAGAGGCTCGTCAATCAGACTGGAAAGATGAATTTGTATTGGTAATTTTAACAATTCCAATATTGGTGCTTGCATGGGCAGTTATAAGCGATGACCCTGAAGCAATGAGGAAGGTAGAATTATTTTTTGAATATTTTTCTACATTGCCAAGTTGGTTTACCAATCTTTGGATTCTTGTCGTGGCTAGCATTTTTGGTATAAAAGGTACACAGATATTTCGTAACGGAAAAAAATAGATGTCCGATAACAGTTTTGAACTGATAAACGAATACAAAGAACAGGTTCGTATTTTAAAACAAGAGGTAGCTGAGTTACAAGATGCAGGTAAATCTAAAGATGCAGCTAATAAAAGATGTTTACAAAAACTAGAGCATGCTAATAAAGATTTAGAAGATGCTCAAGAAAAAATAAAAAAGTTGGAGGAAAAGAATGATAAAGAAAATATTAGAAAAGATAAAAAATCTTTGGAATAGATTTGTTGCTTGGCTTTTTAGTTGGCAATAATGAAATTATCATTGGTGCTTATTATATGTTCCGCAGTAAATTCTACTTGTCTTCCGCCAATGAATACTGGTTTAAATTATGATACTTGGTATGATTGTATGATTGGAGGTTCACAGCAATCTATAGAATTTTTAATAGCATCTGATCCATATCATATTAACGAAAATGAATTATTTATAAAATTTTCTTGTATAGAAAACATAGAGGAAACTATATGAGTTTATGGTTAAAAAAAATAATAGTAAAAATAAGAATGGGATATGCTGATCTTAGAGGACATCATGGTAAAAAATGGAACTATGAACCTGGTGACTTTTATATGGGTAGAAAAAAAAGAAAATGAGTAAAAAACCACTAAATATTTCTGAGGAGGCAGCCGTACAAATGCCTATGAAGACGGTTGCCAGTTTAATTACTCTTGTCGCAATAGGCACTTGGGCTTTTTTTGGAGTGCAAGAAACTTTAAATCAACATTCTACTAAAATAGAATTAATGCAAAAAGATTTAGAACATAATACAGAATTTAGAATTAAGTATCCTAGAGGTGAATTAGGACAATCAAGTGGAGAGGCTGAGTTATTTATGCTAGTAGAGCATATGGCAGGATTAATTGAGTCTATGGATGAAGAATTAAAGAATATGAGAAACAATAAAATTAATATTGATTTCTTAAAAGAACAAGTATCAAAGCTACAATCTGACGTAGAAAAATTAATTAGAAATGGAAATGGAGCACACTGATGATAGAGTTAGTTTTTGCATTATTACTTATACAAGACCACAAAATTATAGAACATCGTTACCATGAGTCGTTATCAAAATGCCTTAAAGCAAAACGTTATGCTATGAAAGACAAAAGTACAAAAGATAGAGTTGTATATAAATGTATTCAATCTAAGGCTAATGTAGAGGTATACATGGGCGAGAAAAAAATATTATCTTTGATAATGGATTAAGTGAAAAGAGTTTTTAGAAATTTATCTTATTTAAATAACTTTGCAAAAATGTTAAGAGATGCAAGATTTAGACAACATAGATTAAATAGTAAAAAAATATATAATAGAAAAAAATATAATATAAAAAATATTAAGGATTAAATATGTATTTAAATGCTAATATACCAGTTATAGAATGTTATGTCCGAGGTAATTATCTAAGAGATCAAAAAGATTCTCATGATAAATACTTTGAGTGTGTAGTGTTTGGATTTACTTCTATACCTAAACAAGTACCTTTATTTCATTATATGATGACAGATGGTGGTATATGGTGGAGAGCACCCATATCTGCATTTTGTAAAAAACCAGGTGTAAAAGAACTACCACTAAACGAATTAATGTTATGGGATTCATTTAGTTATAATGTTAGTGTAACTAGATTTTATCAATTACAAGGTTGTAAAATGTTATATACTTCTAGGAGAAAAAAAGAAAGAGAAGGTACTTATTTATTTACAATTGATTGGTGTGCTGGTGACTATAACGAATTAGATTTTGGATATGCAGAAAAACCTGACCAACATAAATGTGGTCATGTTATAGAATTAGATGACGGTAACTATGCAATTCAACCCAACAATAGACTAAGGATATTTGATCCTTCTATGGCTGCTGACCCTAGCAAACCTCTTATCCATAGATTAGTTAATACTAGAATATGGTCTGTCGAAGATACTTCTAAATGGATTACTGATGAAGATCAAGAAGGAAGTTATGACTATGAATATAAGGAGATGAAAGATGGCAAAAAAGAAAAGCACAGTAAATAAAGCAGGTAACTATACAAAACCTGGTATGAGAAAACGAATGTTTAATCAAATCATGGCTGGTTCAAAGGGCGGAAAGCCTGGACAATGGTCAGCAAGAAAAGCGCAAATGCTGGCTAAAAAATATAAGGCAGCAGGTGGTGGATATAAGTAATGATATATTTTATTAAAAAAATTTTAGGAATAAATAATTTAGAATATAAAATTAGATTACTTGAAAGAAAAAACTATTGGCGAGAAAAATACAATGGTAGCAAAAGTATCAACAATTAAAGATAAAATAAAAAAAGGTAAGAAACTAGGATTTAGTGAACGTGCTCGTGCAGTAAATAAAGGTTTATTACCAAGCAAAGCAAAGAAAAAAAATGGTAAAAAAAATAAAAAAAGTAGCTAAAGCACTAAAAAAAGCATCTGCTTTACATAAGAAGCAGAGTAAAGTTATTGAAAAACATATTAAAGAAATGAAATCTTATGGCAAAAAAAAGAGATCCTAAAGTAGGTACGGGTAAAAAACCCAAGGGATCAGGTAGGAGACTTTATACAGATGAGAATCCTAAAGATACTGTTGGAATTAAGTTTGCAACTCCTGCTGATGCTCATAAGACTGTTGCAAAAGTTAAGAAGATATCTAAACCATTTGCAAGAAAAATACAAATATTAACCGTAGGCGAACAACGTGCAAAAGTTATGGGTAAATCGCAGGTAGCATCTATATTTAAAAAAGGTAAAGAAGCTATAAGAAAAGGGAGAAAAACATAATGGCACTCGCAAAAAGTCAAAGGAGTTTAAAAGCATGGGGAAAGCAAAAATGGAGAACGAAGTCTGGAAAGAAGTCTTCGGTGACTGGGGAACGATATTTGCCAGAGAAGGCGATCAAAGCCTTATCATCTGCGGAGTATGCGGCAACGACAAAAGCAAAACGCCAAGGAACAAAGAAGGGAAAACAGTTTGTGAAACAACCGAAAGGGATTGCAAAAAAAACAGCTAAATACAGGAGGTACAGCTAATGCCAGGACATTACGGTAAAATGATGAAAAAGAAAAACGGTAGCAAAAAAGTTACTGGAAAAAGAAAAAAACTAGACATGGATAAAGACGGTAAACTTACTAAAAAAGACTTTGCTATGTTAAGAAATAAAAAGAAAAAGAAAGCATAATGAGAAAAGGACTATACGCTAACATACATGCTAAAAGAAAGCGTGGTGGTAAAATGAGAAAGAAAGGTGCTAAAGGTGCACCCACTGCTGCTAATTTTAGGAGAGCTGCTATGACAGTTAAGAAAAAATAATGGTAGCTAAAAAATATCAAAACCCCTCTGGAGGACTTAACGAAGCAGGTCGTAGGTATTTTAAAAGAACTACAGGTGCTAATCTAAAAAGACCTAGTAAAAAAGTTGGTAATAAACGAAGGGCTAGCTTTTGTGCGAGGATGAAAGGCATGAAGAAAAAACTTACATCTGCTAAGACTGCTAATGACCCTAATTCAAGAATTAATAAAGCACTTCGTGCTTGGAATTGTTAGTTTAATTATATGTAGTATAAGTATGGCTGAAATAAATAAAACAAAAGATTTTATAAAAATAATTAATAAAGTTAAAAAAGAATTTCCTGAAGGTTCTTTAGAACGAAAAATACCTACAGGATTTATAGCTACAACTAGTGCTACAGAAACTGGTAATTTTAATTTTAAAGGTGCACCCACTGCAATGAAAGCAAATAATTATTTTGGTATGCATGCAACTGGTGATCAAGATTTTTTAGAAACAACAGGTGGTGCTAGACTTAGAAATTTTGAAGATGCTGAAAGCAGTGTTAGAGCATTTTTAAATTTAATAACCACTGATGATAGATATAGTGAAGTAGTAAAAGCTGCAGAAAAAAATGATCCTATAGAAAATATGTTTAAGGGTATGACATCATATGCAGAAAACCCTAACTATACTAATTTACTAACAAGCGTATATAATGATAGAATTAAACCAATAATAGAGACAGAAAATATGTTGATTCCAAAAAGAAAACCTGTGAATCAACAAATGGATTACTTACAGTAAAATGGTAGCACCACTAGTAGCATTAGCACCTATAGTAACAGCAATAGGTAGATTTGCTGTACCATATCTAGCTAAAGAATTAGGTAAAGTAGGCACTAATAAATTTGTACAGACATATGGCAATGAGGCATTTACTAGTTTAAACGAAACTCTAACGAAGAATACAACCATGGTAAACCCTGAAGCTATGCCTATGGTTAATCCTAATTTTATGTCTAAAAAAGACGAAGAGGATAAAACGCCTACTGTAGTTAGTGAAGATAAAACTAAACAGCCACAAAAACAACCACCTGAAGGTCCAGATTTAGGAACAGAATTAGCAACAGAAGCAGCATTACAAGTATCTAAAAAATTATCTGAAAGTGAGCAAACAGAAAAAGCACTAAAACCTAAAGTAGAATTTGGACCACTAACAGAAACAGAAAAACAAACTGCAAAAGCACTTAAAGAAGGTAAATCTGATTTTTATTCTCGTGCTGTTGAGTCTATTAAAAACGCTAAACAAAATAAATTCACTAAAGGTAAATGGAAAAGTATTGTACAAAGTAATTCTACTAAAGACGAAATGGATTATCTTGGTCTTACAGAATACCTAAAAGGTAATGAATCTATAACTAAAGAAGAGTTATTAAAGTTTGTAGAAAAAAAAGATATAGCACCTTTTATTAAAGTTCGTTCTATCCCTAAAGATGAAATGAATAAAATGTATGAAACTTATAGTTTAGGTGGGTATACCGCAGCGGATACACAAGAGCATATAGTATTTCAATTTCGACCATATAAAGAAATAAAAAATCCATATCTTCGAGAACCTGAAAAACAAAAAAGTAAAATGAAATTAGTAGAGTATGATACGCCCTTATTTAAATCAGAACATTTTGATACAGAGTATGGCACTAATACCTTTGCACATGCAAGAACTCAAGTTGGATTCGATCCATTAGAAGAAGAAATGACTAGGTATCAAGATTTAAATAATGAAGAGATAGAAAAGACTTTTAGAAATACTTTAATAGTAGATGAGATACAATCTGATTGGTTACAAAAAGGTCAAGATAAAGGGTTTTTTTCAGATTTTGATGTAGTAGCAAATAAAGATCTTAAAGAATATTTAGATAAAAATAATATTAAATATACAATATATAATCAAAGTATGCCAATAGAAAGAGAGTTTGAGTCAGAAGATTCTCCATTAATGTTAAATGAAGAAAATATTATAGAATTAAAATCAACAACACCAGGTTCTACAAGCAGACGAATACCTTTAAATGTAGATAATAGATTTGAATTATTTGAAAAAGAAGGAAAACATGCTGAATCCGTTTTAAATGTAGATAATATTAAACAGGCAAAAAATTATTTTTTACGTACTGGTATGTATGGTGTTCCAGATTTTCCTATAAAAGAATCTAAAAAATTTGTTGAGTTAGTTTTAAATAAAATGATTGAAAAAGCTGTTATAGATGGTAGAGATAGTATAGCTATTACAAATGGACAAATACAAGCAAATCGCTATGATGCTATGGGTGAAGAAGAAAAAGAAGGACTTAAAAAATTTTATGATGAAATAGTATTAAAACAACTAGAAAAAATTGCAGATAAATATAATGTTAAACTTGAGAGGGTAGATATTAGCGAAGGAGAAGCACCTAAAGAATTACAAGATATTCATTTAGATAATCAAATTAAAAGAGCACAGGATGATGGGTATGTATTAAAAAAAGTAGATCTTCAATTTTTATTTGATAGAACTAAAGATACTAATATTCCAGGACACGCTGCTCTATACAGTGATAGAGGTGCAGGTCAGGGTGCTAACTATATTGAAGATTATTTAAATGAATTAGTAGATAATAGACCTTTTTCACCTGCCACTGGTACAGGTAGTGGGCTAGCTAGATGGAATGAAATAAGAAATGATAAAGTATATATTTGGATTAAAGAAATAGATATAGATGATGAGTTAATAAGTTGGGAGTTACCTATAGTGCCAGTTAAAGATGCACATAGTGCAATGGAAAATATTACTGAGATACAGCAACGTCTTGAAACTTTGCCTGTTAATACATTTAATTTAGAAGTATATACACAGTATATAAAAAATGCTAAACCACCTAAAAGTGAAGAGATAAATCCAGAACAACTTATCAAAATGAAACTACCAAAGAAACTTCAAAAAGAAATACTAAGCAAACCAATTAAATTAACTAAAGCTAAGAAACAAACAGATAGATTATTCGCATAAAAAAGGGGAGCCGTATAGACTCCCCCTCGCAGGCAACAACAAGACACTTAGAGTTTTACTCTAGGTGTCTTTTTTTTTGGTCAACCAAAACTTTAAATTTTTTGTATAATCTGTTTAATATCATCTTGCAATTTTTTACCAACAGAATTAGCATGATTAATTATGGCAGCACATAAGTTAGCTTGGTAAGGAAAACCTTTTAATGCATCTCTTATTTTACCTACAGGTTTACCGCCATAGTCAATGACAATAGCATTATCTTTATTTAAACCTATTTTTAATTCAAATAATATACCAGTATATTTATCTAAATTATTTTTTTCCGTCATGCTTTCCTCCATCTAAATTTACAGGTATAAGTGTAGATAGAGAGTTCATCAGTTTAACAACTTCACCATATGGTCTTGTCATTAGGTATCTCATAATATCCATTAATTTTTCTGAATCTATATGATACATTTTAGGGGTAGTTTTTGGTATATCTTTCTTTTGATCAGACATTTATCCTCCTATTAAAATGGTATGTCATCTTCGTTAGGATATAAGTCATCAAGAACTTTTATTTTATCTCTTGCACAAGTTATCTTCTCTAACTGTTTATCTATTTCTTCAACAAATTGTGGATGTTCACCTATACCCGCAGGTTTATCAAAGTAAACTTGTATAGTAGCTTTTGCCACATCTACTTCTGCTTCATATTTTTTCTTCAACGCACTTACAAATACATCTTTCATTATATTCCTCCTTTAAATTGATAGTATTTATTTTCTACTAATTCCTCATCATCAAAATAAGGATTAGTTTTTGCTGCTATAGATTGTCTAGCATCTCGTATAGTTTGATTTAGTGTTCTACCTTGACGCAGACAGCCTGCTACAAAATCTTCTACTTCTATTATAGCTTGTTTAACTTGCCCCATTGCTAACCTCCTTAATTAATCTACTTAAATACCAATTAGCTTTTTGTAAGTCTTCTATTGGCTCACCTTTAAATTTATATCTAGCTACATATTTTATTATATTACCTTTTAAGTATCCATGAAACTCATCTCCTGTCATACAATCTTGTATAACATCAATTGTTTCTTTTTTACCATGTAGATAGTGTTTTGGTGCATGTACATTATCAAACTTAAATTCATTTTCGTAAGATATGTCAGAACTATGCTCTATCTTTTTACCATATGTACGCTTATCTTTTACCATATTCCCTCCTAACAGTTTTGATATCAATCAACTCCATATTATAATTACCCTCTTTAACTTCTCTTTTAACAATTAAACCACTCCACCACATATGCTGAGTATCTCTAGCAAAATGCTCTGTATGGTTTAAATAACATCCAGCAGATAATGCATGTAATTTTTTACCACCAGGTAAAGTAGAAACAGCATAATCTAATAAATGACTATGTCCTACTGTAGCAGAAACTTTGTGCTTTGTCAAAATAGTTCTTGCAATATTTTCACCTGATATTGCACTACCTAATATGCCTGAAGGTAAATGGTGAGAATAATGAACACCATCTATCACTTTAATTTTTTTATAAGGTATCTCTTGCCAACCATATTGTTTAAAATTTAAATCACTTATTTTTAATGTACCATCAAGTTCAGGGTTATCATCAACAAATCTATCAATTCTATCTTCATGATTACCATGTAACATAATTTTTCTAGCTTTATGTTTACCTAAACCTTTATTAAATAAAGATAATGCCTCATGAGAATGATCCATATCTTTTTGATATCTTCTACCTTCAAATGATTTTTTACCTCTATCATATGTAGATAGAGAATCCATACTACAAAAATCACCCATACATATAATATGAGATACCTTATAATCTGCTGCTAGTCTACCAGCCCACAGAAATCTTTCATTGCTTGCTTTAGGTGTACAATGAGGGTCACCTATAACTAAGTGCGTTGCCATTAGTTTAACTCCTTATCTCGTTTCATTTTTAAATATTCAAGAAAATCAATAACATTAGATTCATCATCAAATTCTGCAATAGAACTTATACTTAAATCTTTGCTATTTTTTTTCTTATCTTCAGCAAAACCACGAAGTCCCCATAGAAACGTTGAATGAGGGTCTGATGTTGCCATTTTTATCATGCCTCTAGCTATAGTAGAGCATAATTCATATTGTTCTGTAGTCATTTTAGATTTACTATCCATAATAATACCACAGTGAAAACCTTTTTGCCAAGGGCTAACTATTACCTTAATTGAATTTATATAATTTGTTTTATTTTTTTTCATTAATGTTAATATTTATTATAATTTTTTTATTTTTACTTCTGCCTCTGTTTCAATCCACACTTTAGCACCACAAGATAACGGTTTATTTGGACTATAAACAATTTTACTTGGACCAAGTATTTCTACCTTATGCCCATACTCGTTAGATTTAGAAGTTTTAACAGTTATAACTGGTTCGTTTAAGTTATGTTTTTTATTACTTCTAATTTTGTGTTGATTTATGTGTATTCTTTTTTTCATTAATTCCAATACCTATCATAATTAGTTTTATTATATTCTACTATTTTATATTCATAACTTCTTTTCATACTTTTTTTTGCAAACTCATTTGCATTTTTCTCCATACTAAATATTTCATTACTAAACATTCTATAATACTTATCTTTTTTATTTTTAAAAATAACAAAGTACAAAGTCATAAAGAGTTGGTGGAAAGTAGACCCCTCAAACTACTTACCACCAGCCTCCATAGTCTCATCCTTTTTAGGATTTTTGACTTCTGTATACCAAACCCACTTCGGGTTTTTACCTTTAGATTGCTGTTGCGGTAACAACTGCAATTTATCTCTTCCCCAACAAGGAAGTTTGTATGGGCAATACGAACACACAAAGCCCAAAACTCTATTACCAGTAGGTTTACTTCTAAAAGTTTCTGCTATATCGTTATAGCATCTTTTAAATTCTACTTTACTATTAATAGCTTTTACATTATCTTCAGCAGTTTTAATAGCATTTAGTTTATGCTCATCAACAGATGCTGGTGTTTCACATATAGTCCACTCACCTGTAGATTTATTAATAGCTATCCAACCACCAAACTTTTTATTTTGGCTTTCACCATATAAAAAACCTTGTGACGCATAACCAAAGGAATCATCCTTAACAACTTCGCTAAAGCCCCCTGCTTCACCAAATTTTTTTTCAAAGGAATATGGTGATGCACTTTTAATATCCCAAATTTTTTCATCAATCTCAACATCTTGTTTACCTTCAATTTTATATTTATCAAATTTATATGTAACTTTTTTTTGCTCATTCTTAATATCAACTCCTGCAGATTTCATTATAAATAGTGCTAATGCTTCTATCAAATCCCCAAAAGTATTTCTCATTCTTACATTATAAGGCTGACCTTCTCCCTTTATACCTTTAGCCTCCATTTGTAATTGGCATAATGGTCTACCAACATTAGACATTCTCAATTCAAATTTATCTCTTCTTTCTTCTTCAAACTGTTTTAGTAAGGCGTTTTTACACGCCTCACCAAACTCCTGTACAAGCCGTTTGTCTAACTTTACAGGACCTTTAGACACTGTATCTAAGTATTGCTGTACTTTTAATAATATATTATTCATTAAGTAGCTAATACTTTTTCAGGCAAATCATCGTTCATGTCTTCAACTATCTCTGCATCTACCTTGTCAGAGCCATTTGCCTTTTTAGTTTTTGCACTATTGTAAGCATCTACAACTTCTGCATTCTCAGTATCAATAGACTCTTGAAAAACTTTTAATGTTTCCATATCTATATCAGATAATTGTAAATTAACATCTGCATTTACTCCTATCTCAGGTATGTAAAAAACATTACCACCTTTCTTTTGTCTTTTAGTATCAAGAGAAAAAGTACAATTAAACATTAGTTTTTTTCTTTTTTTCAATTGATCTAACGCAGCACTAACTGGTGAAAAAGCTGTCCCAGTTACCCTGTATAGAACTGGCAAATTTTCTAAACTATGTGTATTACCTTGTGCAGTTTTACCATCTTTAAAAGATAATAAACCATACACCAATTTATAACATCTTATAGTTCTTTGCTGTTCTAATTGTTCAGGTGTAAGACTAGACCTTTCTTTAAAAGGTATCTTTCCACACCTTGTTCCACCTAATATATCTATAGCCTCTTCTTTCCAGCTTTTAAAAATTATAGATCTATTTATATACTCACCTTTATCTGCATCATAGTGCATATATTGCATAGCACTAATAAACGGTCTTAATGTAACTGGTTTACCAAATACATTTTGACCTATATTAGAATCGTAAGTATAGAAGTGACCAACTGGTAATTGATTACCATCATCATCTTCGGGTGTCCTATTGATGGCTAGTCTAGGTATATTTGTACCCATATTAGATCCATCATCTTGTCCGATTGCTTGCATAATCTGCTCATCAGACATTCCTTTTATATTTACTAAATTGTTATTAGACATTTTGTCCTCCATTAGTTAAAAGTGTATACCATATTTTTAATAAAATTACAATGATCATTTTGTCACAGTTATTTTATAAAAGGATCTATAAAAAATCCTATCAAAATATATACCATAACTAAACCAAATATAGTTTCTAACATATCGTAGTCTCCCCATCTATTATTTTTATTTCTAGCCCATCAGTATTTGCAAAGTAATTCCACTCTGATAAAAACTCATGGTCTTTGTTTATGTATAACGTGCTTGGTTCTATTACACACTGATCTTTTAATGCAGTGTATTCTAGATAAGCTGAGTACTCTTCATCAGAATATTCATCCATTGTCTCAAGTGCCTCTATTTCTTTGGTCATGAAACCTCCTTCATATTTAACCAGTCATATCCTATTTTAAGTTCTGTGTCAAGCGGAACATTAAAATTAATATTGTAATACTGTTTAAGTGCAGGTATTACATCTGCTGTGCCCTGTTTAAATATTTTACTCATCACATCTTCTTCTCCAGGATAAATATCAGCCACGATAGAATCGTGAACTGTATTTACAAGTAAACTTTTTACTCCTTTTTCTTTCATAAGGTTGTATATATTTATACAAGCTATAGGTACAATATCTGCTGTTGCAAAACCTTGTACAGGATAATTTTTTATTTGTGTCCCATATGTAGAACCACCCCAAGGTGTTCTTTCTGCATAAGGAAAAGAATACTCTCTACCAGTAGGTAACTTAACTCTTTTAAATCTTATAGCCTCACTTTGCAAATGATCATGCCAAGTTTTTATATCTTTATATTTTTCTAAAAATTTAGTATAATATCTTTTTTCATCTTCTGTTCCAGTTACACCACCATACAAAGGTTTAAATGTATGTGCCTTTGCATCTTGCCTTGATACACCTATAATGTCTGCAGTGTACTGGTGAACATCTATTTTATTTTTTATATCTTCCATACCTTGTTTATCTTGTGCAAGAAATACAGCAGTTCTAAATTCTAATTGTGCAAAGTCTATCTCTAATATTTTACCATCTTTAAATCTAGATGTAACCACTTTTCTAATAGGAAAAGTTTTACCTCTTGGTTGATTTTGAAAATTTGGATCTCTACTTGATAGTCTACCAGTTGCAGTTATCGCTTGCATAAACTTAGGATGTAAAAAACCTTTTTCGTTTGTAAAATTTTTTAATCCTTCTACAAAGGTGTTTAAGTATGTATCAACTGCATTATGTCTAACAATAGAATCTATAAAATCTTTAAACTCTCCTTCTGCCTCTGATGCTATTTTGTTTAAAGTTATTCTATCAGTTCTAAATCCTGATTCAGCTACATCATAAACACTTCTAGGTCTTTGCCTAAATCCTGCTATCTTTGCCATAGGTGTATACATATAACCATCACCATCACAATCAGAACACTTTGTATAATTTTTGTATGGGCTACCATCTTTTTTTATTTTTTTAATTACACCTTTACCTTTACAAGGTAGACATTGTTCTGCCACTGTTCTATGTATGGTTTCTGTATTATCTGCAACTAAAGTTCTAAACTGTTGTCTAGAATATTGAGGTCTTTTTTTATTTTTTCCAGTGCTTTTATCTATACCTACATTAAATATTTTAGCCCATTGTTTTTTATCTTTTGGTTTAACAGAATATATCAACCAAGATAACTGTTCAGGGCTTGATAAATTTATTTTTGTATCTCCCATTTGTTTGTACACAATCTTATCTATTTTTTGTTTTAAATACGCAAACTCTGCTCTATATTCTTTTTCTACATTATACAAATCTTCTAAATTTATATTAATACCATTACGTTCCATATCAGTTAGTACAACTAAAAATTCATTCATCATTTTAATGGTCATCAATAAACCCTTATTTTTAGCCATTTTTAGATCATCCATCTGAGAATTAAATAATTTTCTAGTTATCAGCACATCTATCTTACCATATTCTTCAACAACATCTGCAGGTATGTTTTCAAATGATACACCCCTATCCATCCACTCTTTGATTGCACTATCTTTTGAACCTATTTTTCTTCTACGACAACACATTTCTAGTGTTAAACTTTTTCTTATGCCACGATTAAGAATATATTCACCTAACATAGTATCATAAACTCTACCACTATATTTAAATCCTGATTCTAATAACCACATTAAATCAAATTTAATATTATGACCCACTAGTAAAGTTGTTTTATCTAAAATTTTTTGTATTTTATGATAGCAACCTTCATCAATTCTTTCACTATGGTTAGTAAAATAGTATTCATCATTTATACCAACACTAACTAATATATTATCAGGATGAAATGGTGATGGATCATAACCACCATTCTCAGTTTTTTGCCAAGATGTTTCTACGTCTACTGTTGTAATCATTTTCTCTTCTTTCCGTCAGATGGTTGAACACCTAACTCTAATAGTATCTTCCAAGAAGATCTATGTTGAAATCCACAGCTATCAAATATATGACAAGCATGTTCTGCACTTTCTGCATTAACATAAAGTGTTACATCTGTAGCTATATTATGAAATAGATAAACTGATTTACCATTTCGTCTTTGTTTTTTCTTATACTTCATATCTACTTATACTCCTTCTAATTGTACAAACAGGTTCTCCATGATACCCATTTATTTTATTTTTACTAACACATAATGTTCTTATTTTATTTTCTGCATCTGTATTAGAGTTCCTACCTATACCAATAATTAAATCAGCCTCTGCAGCTTTACCTGTTTTAGAGTTTTCCATTTGGTCAAATGAAATACTATTTCTATTGTGTGCATCAGCAGATGCTTGAGATATTGCAATTACTGCACACTCTCTTCTTTTAGCTATCTCTCTAACATTAGTATAAATTTGTCTTAACTTTTCATCTGTTCTAGCATAAGTACCTTTTACATTTATTTTGTCTAACTGATCTATAACTATTATATCAGGTTTATTTTTTTCACAATGTGCATCTATATCTTCAATAGACCAATCAACTGTATCAAACATTTTTATATTATCTTTTATTTCATTCCATACATTTTGTGCGGTATTTTTTTCTAATAATATTTCTTCTCTTGTCATGCCAGTATACGCAGATATTGCTCTTATCTGTGTTCTTATAGCAGGTTCTTCATTTATAAATGCATGTATTTTTGCTCCTTGTTCTGCAAATCCTTCAGGTCCAGCACAAAGACTAACCCAAAATGCAGTCTTACCTGTTTCAGGTCTAGCAAATGCTATCATTAAATTACCACCACCAATACCGCCTACATTCTCTTTTAATACAGGTATGTTAAATTTCCATTTAGTAGTGACATCAAGTAAACTAATAACTTCATCTATGTTAGATGTTATAGCAGGCTCTTTTTCTTCATCAATATTAGTTTTGTGTTTCTCTATCATACCTGTTATTTCTGTAAAATTAGCATCTTTACCATTAAATATTTCTGTAGCCTCTACTGCTATTCTTTGTGCTAAGTCTCTATCAGATAATATTTTTAAAATATCTTTTGCTATTTCTTTACTAGGTTCTTGTATTTCTTTTATATCTTCTACTAATTCACTAAACTTTTCTTTTGCAGCACGAGTTAACGCAGGATTAAATATTGCAGTATGTAAAGAATATAACTCGTCAACTTTTATATCATCTTCATATTTTTCGTGTGCTTTTTGTATTGTTTCATATAAAGAACTTACATCTCCAGCAAATACAGTTGGAGATAATATACCTTTGTGTTGTGTATAAAATTTTTTATTAAGCATTAGCCTAATCATTTGCTTTTCTATCATCTAACTCCTTTAATAAAATTTGATCTATTGTTTCTGCTATTGATTGGTCTCTTTGAGTCCAGTTATTTTTATTAGCCTCCCAAAGATCATACTTCCATTCATTCCACTTAGCTAACATTTCTTTTTTCATCTTTTCATCCATAGAAAATACTCCTTATTTCATCTGTTTTATAATATTTAAGATCGTCTTCTATAGGTTTTACTATTACATTTTCAAATCCTGATGATCTTAAATTATTTGCCATGTCATATGATTTTGCAGTTGCATCTCTGTCTAAACATATATATAAATTTTTATATGGTTTGATATGATTTAAGTGTGTACCTTTTAATTTAGTACCCATTATAGCAATACCTGTTAATACATTAGATACTGCACAAGCTGATGGGCAATCTTCTACTATCACTGCGTCATCACATATGCCGCATTTAAATGGTACATCTTTATTACCATACATAAACCATTTTGGAAAATCATTTTTATTTAATGTTCTACCTACTGCACCTACAATTTTATGAGTGTCTCTATTCTTAATTAAAAACACAACTCTATTTTGTTTTACATCATATTTAAAATCTGCTCTCCCCCAAGACCAAGACTCCCAGCAATTATTATTATTTAACCAATGCATAGCTTTATCATTAGAGTAAATGGATTGAAAACTATCGGGTAATTCAAAGTCTTTATCCTCTATGTGTAAATCTTTATTACCATGAAAAACTTTTTGAACATAATCCATATTTTTTTCTCCTTCTTTTTTTCCTTTGGCTTTACAGGTTGCGTGAAAACAATACCAACCTATTTTATTTTCTGTAGTATCTACTGATAATGTATTTTTATTATTACAGAACGGACAATCCATTCTTGTCTGTATATCTTTTTGTAGCGATAGTCCTTGTATTACTTGTAGTTGTTGTGCGTAATTCAATCTTTTAATTCCTCGTATGTAAGTGAGTATCTATCTGTAGAGTAAAAAGAATCTTTTTCTATTTTCATTAAATTATGATTTAAATAGTATGCAACATTATTTTCTACTTGTTCTGTATCTGGCTCACTATCAAATGGTATTATTGCTACTGCCTCAATACCTAGTCCTGTTAATCTTACTTTGTATCTTTTCATCATTATTTTCCTTATCACACTTTTCTTTATTTGTCAAATCATATTCACGATTAGCTTCTTGGAGAGTCATATGTCGCAGTTTGTATCCCTTGTCTTTTAACTCTTTTATTTTTTTTGGATTCCAATAATACATTTTTCTCCTGTTTATATTTAGTATACCATGATGTATCTCTACCTTCTTTTTTACACCAATCATAATGATGTTCCATTATTATTCTTTTACCATCGCCATAACTCATAGTTTACCTTTTCTTTCTTTTCTAGATACATATGGTAGTCTAAGCATTTGAGTGCTTGCATTACCTTT